GTCCAGAGATTGATGCACTCCGTCGTTTCCGCACAATCGGTTGGTACTACTTCGGAGGCTTTGCACGCCTTCGTGAAGCAGCGCTCTATCGCATTGAGTCTGCAGCAACAAACGGATAATTCCGCTAGTGCAACGGCAGGGGTGGGGTCAAACCCACCTCTGTCACTTAGGAAAGGTTAGATATGACATATAAGTTAATGACACCCTACCAATGGCAAACTTGGGGCGCAGGCTACTCTGAGTTTACTCCGTACTCACGCCTTGCTGGTCGCCGTTTTAATGGTGGAACCATTGATGGCGCTATCGCTCCTAGCCTTACAGATGTTCCTCGTGGTCAGACTCTGATTGTTAACGGAACTACTGTTACAGCAACTTTGACTCCTAGCCAAGATGATCTAGCAGCAGCTAGTTATTACTTCCTTGGCGGTCACGAATATACATTAAGTGATTACCAAGCACAGGTTCTTACTAACGCCGGATATGGAAGTTGGTTAACGCAGGTATGAAGCATTGGGAAGATCATCCTGAACCAGTACCTACCTGCTTTGGATGTAAGGTTTTAGGACTACAAGTTAATGAAGTATCTTTGAGGGCTAACGGTATTCCTACTGCCAAGCAGCACGATAGGGAACTACAATCCTATTATGATGCAACGCGTCAAGGAATAGAACCACGTTCTACAAAATCTAAAGATATAGATGCAGCAGTTCAACTTTCCAACGAGGCTGGTAAGGCTTTCGATGGAATCAGTATGACCTTCAAAAACTAAGGAGCAACAATGAAGAACTCAGAAAACGCAATGATGGATGATATGGGTATGGAAGAAGATCTAATGCCTTATCCAGCATCAGACAAGCAGTATCCAAATGCAGCAAAGTATTCATCTTATGATTCAGTTCAAACCGGAGCAATGGGAAAGGCAGCAAAATGAAGAAGAAGCCAATGGCAGGAATGTGCAAGAAGTGTGGCAAGTCAAAGAAATCTTGTAAGTGCTAATGAAAAAGACTGCAGCGCATCCAGGATTTAAGGCAGTCCAGAAGAAGATTGCCGCAAAGCAAGGCGTTGGTATGGAACGGGCTGGCGCTATCCTTGCAGCAGGTGCTCGCAAAGCTGGAGCAAAAGCTATCAAGGCTAACCCAAACCTCAAGAAGGTTTCTGGTATGAAGAAGATGGGCAAGAAGAAATAATGAAGAAAGCAAAGCCAAAGACTAAAGTCGAAAAGGTAATGCACGAGTTTAAGACTGGTACTTTGCACTCAGGTAAGAAGGGTCCAGTAGTTAAGAACCGTAAGCAAGCGATTGCTATTGCACTATCTGAAGCAAATATGTCTAAGAAGAAGATGGGTAAGAAGAAGTAATGGCTAAAGACCCTCGCCTAGAACGTGCAGGGGTAGCTGGCTTTAACAAGCCAAAGCGCACACCTAACCATCCCAAGAAGTCTCACGTCGTTGTTGCCAAAGAAGGCGATAAAGTCAAGACCATCCGTTTTGGGCAGCAAGGTGTTACAGGCGATAAAAAGCCTACTGCTCGTCAAGCATCATTTAAGGCTCGTCACAGTAAGAATATTGCCAAGGGCAAGATGAGTGCTGCATACTGGGCCGATAAAGTCAAGTGGTAGAATAAAGTATGAAAACTTGTACCAGATGTAAAATTGAAAAGCCAGAAAATACTGAGTTTTTCCCTCCTCATAATAAAAAGAATAATGGTTTGGATAGTTGGTGCAGGGTTTGTAGAAATGAATATAGACGCAAATATCAATTACCAAGAGGCGTAACAGATATTAAAAAAGTTTTAGAGGTAAGACAACTTAAAGAATGCATAATATGTGGTTTAGAAAAGTCATTAGTAGTAGACCACGACCATTCTACCAGTGAAGTAAGAGGTGGGTTATGTATGAATTGCAATTTTGGATTAGGCCACTTTAAGGATAGTCCAAAATTATTACGTCTTGCTGCTTTATATCTTGAAGGTAAATGTGCTTGCGGTGAATGTAATGTCTACTGGGGAGGAAAGTTGGAAAGCAAATGAAAAAGAAAGTAGCATTTTGGGATACAAAGAATCCTAAGAAGACATCAAAGGCGCTAACGCCTACACAGAAGGCAGCAGCAAAGGCACGGGCTAAGGCAGCAGGACGACCTTATCCAAACCTAGTAGATAACGCGGCAGCAGCTCGCAAGAAGAAGTAAGGAGATATAGGTGGCACTAGGAACATACGGTACAACGCTATTGGATGAACTCAATCGTCTAGCCAATGGTGGCACCTATCGAGCACCAGGTGCGATGGTGGGCGAAGCACTTGCTGCAAAGCAGTGGGCAGTACAGCGCTCAGTAAGTACAAACTTAACAGATACGGTAGGTATATTAAATGCGATTGCGGGTACGACTAGCAGTAATCGTCTTGACTATAACGGCGTATGTAACCTTATCGCTGGTTCTTTTCAACTACCTGCAGCGCAAGCTCTCAGAGGTGTCTCAACGTGAGTGCCAAATATAATCTAGTCTGCGATCAAGCTACTACCTTTACCTTTCAGTTTACAGTAGCAAACGAGGGAGTTGCCTGGAACCTAACAGGTTACACAGCGACTTTAACCGTTCGACCATTCTTTGGATCTACCACAACTACCCTCCTTGCTACTACAGAAAACGGCAAGATTGTTCTTGGTGGAGCAACGGGAAGAGTAAACGTATCCTTTACCGCTACAGAAACAAACATTTTTCCTAGTCGTTATGTCTACGACTTAATACTTAAATCAGGTGCATATGAAATACGCTTACTTGAAGGTAAGTTTATTGTGACTCCAGGGGTGACGGTATGACCGAAACAATTATTGTTGTTGAATCAACCAGTCCTCAAGTTGGCTTAACATTTGCTAGCGATCAAGGACCACAAGGTGGCCAAGGTGCTACAGGTCCAACTGGCCCAACAGGACCTACTGGTTCTACTGGTCCAACTGGCGTTGGAGCAACTGGTGCTACCGGCCCAACTGGTGTCACTGGGGCAACTGGACCAACAGGACCATCTGGTGCTACTGGCGTTACTGGTGTCACTGGTGCAACTGGCCCTACAGGGGCAACGGGTGTCACAGGAGCAACAGGTCCGACAGGTGCCACAGGCCCACAAGGAGTTACTGGTGCCACAGGTCCTACGGGCGCTACAGGCCCGACAGGTGCAACTGGTGCTGCTAGCACAGTCCCTGGTCCTGCGGGTGCTACAGGCCCTACAGGAGCCACAGGACCGGTAGGTGCAACCGGTGCCACAGGTGCCACTGGCGCTACTGGAGCAGATGGTGGATCTGCTAACTACTACGACTACAAGGCAAAGACCACAATCACAACAGGTGATCCTGGCAATCAGCATTTGATTTGGAACAATGCCACACAGATTTCTGCCACACAAATTAACATTAGTCACATCAACGCAGATAACGTAGATGTTGATATCTTCTTAGCTTTAATTAAAACAAACGATGTAGTCATCGTTCAAGATAACAACAACTCTGATAACTTCCAAAGATGGACAGTATCTGCAACACCAACAATGCTCACAGGTTATGTAACAGTACCTGTAACGCTGACAACATCAGGTGGTACTGGCACAACTAACTTTTCAAATAACCAAGCAATTATTGTTGCAATTATTTCAACTGGTATTGTTGGCCCTACTGGTCCAATCGGAGCTACTGGCCCTACGGGTGCCACAGGTGCTACTGGTCCTGTTGGATTAACTGGAGCCACTGGACCTGCAGGAGCCACTGGTGCTACAGGACCTACTGGCGCAGCATCAACAGTGCCTGGTCCTACAGGACCAACTGGTCCAGCAGGAGCGACAGGACCTACCGGTCCTACTGGTCCAGCATCTACTACGCCTGGACCAACAGGTGCTACTGGTCCATCAGGAACAAACGGTGCTACAGGAGCTACAGGTCCTGCGGGTGCAACAGGGGCAACAGGCCCATCAGATTTCACAATGGTCATAATGGGCGCATACTAAAATGGAGACAAACTAATGCCACAAACATCCAAGGCACTCTTTCGAGGCGCTGCATCAACAACTGTAACTACTACGTTGTACACAGTTCCATCTGCTACAACAACTGTTGTCACTGACATTCTTGTTGCCAACACAGCTGGTACTGCAGGATCATTTACCTTGTACCTCAACGGTACGATTATTGCTAACACAGTAACCGTTGGTGCATACGACACGACTGTTATTCCACTCAAACAGGTACTTGCTACTACCCAGACAATTCAGGGTGGCGCTTCTGCTACTAGCATTAACTTCTCCATCAGTGGTGTGGAGATTTCCTAAGTGGCAAATAACAATCAGATTTACAAGATGAGTAACGCGGGTGGCTTTAAGTCACTCAACCGTTACTACGATATGTTGGCAGGTAACACTGTTTGGAACCCTTGGGAACCACAAGGTGCTTATGATGCACTGAGTACGGTCACGGTGCCTTCAGGTGGTCTAGCCTCAATTACCTTTGCTGGTATTCCAAATACATATAAGCATTTACAGATTCGTTCTATATTTAGACCTTCCGCTATTTGCTGGTTAGCAATGCAATTTAATAGCGATACGGGAACAAACTATAGCCGTCACGACCTAAGAGGTGATGGTTCATCTGCTACTGCTGAAGCTGGTATTAGCGTAAATTTAATGTATTTGCACCTTTACTTACCAACCCCTGCAACTAACGTATTTGCAGCCGGAGTTACAGATATTCTTGATTACACAAATACATCTAAAAATACCACTGTAAGAGCATTAGGTGGAACAGATGCAAATGGTTCAGGAAACGTTGATTTAACTTCATCTGCTTGGCTTAATACTAGCGCAGTAAATTCAATTACTTTAACAACTAATAATGGTTCTACATTTTCACAGTACACTCAATTTACACTATACGGGGTGCGTTAAGATGCCAAATACATACGTTGCGCTTGCCACACAGACACTTGGTGCCACAGCTTCATCTGTCACCTTTAGTTCAATTCCTGCTGGTTATACAGACTTAGTTTTGGTAATGTCTTACTCAATAAGTGTGGGTGGCTCTTCTACTTTTATGCGCTTTAATGGTGATACAGCATCAAATTATTCAGACACTTATTTAGCAAATGCAACGTCTGGTCGAGACACTTCAAGCGCTAACGGAATTAGATTTGCTGGCGTTTCTTCGGGTACTGGGGCAGGGGCTATGCGTAGCACAATTGCCTCTATTCAAAATTACACAAATACTACAACTTACAAAACAGTTCTATCACGCGATGCTCAAGCAGCCGATGAAGTTGCAGCTGTAGTTGGATTGTGGCGAGGTACACCAGCGGCTATCAACTCTATCTATCTCTGGTCAGGTGGCGGTGCAAGTTTTAACACAGGCTCAACATTTTCACTTTACGGTATTGCCAACGCCGACCAAGGCGCTGCAAAGGCAACTGGCGGTATGATTACAGAGGATGCACAGTATTGGTATCACACCTTTGGTGCATCAGGTGCCTTTATCCCTAAGCAATCTTTGACTTGTGACATCCTTGCAATTGCAGGTGGTGGCGGCGGTGGTTCTTATTCTGCTGGTGGCGGCGCAGGTGCTGGTGGTCTTTTGCTTCTTACTTCACAAAGTTTGGCATCAGGTGTTTCTCAAAATGTGACTGTTGGTGCAGGTGGTGCTGGTTCAACCGTTGAAAACGTTGCAAGTACAAATGGCGTTAATTCACAATTTGCTGCACTAACCGCCGCAGTTGGCGGTGGTTCTGGTGGTAGCGGTTCAGATGTATCCACCGCCTATTGGAAAGTCGGCGGCAACGGTGGTTCTGGCGGTGGCGGTGGTGGTCGTACATCTATCGCTGGTGGAACACAAACTACAGGTCAAGGATTTGCTGGCGGTAGAGCATCTTCAACTGCAACATCTGGAGATGGAGCAGGTGGCGGTGGTGGTGGAGCAGGTGCTGCTGGTGCAACTGGTGGTGCAGCCACTGCTGGTGGTAACGGTGGAGATGGCTCATCAACATACTCTTCTTGGTTATCTGTCACAGGAGTCGGTGTGCTTAATTCTTCAGATGGTTTAATTTATATTGCTGGCGGTGGCGGCGGTAATGGTGTTGGAACTGGTGCAACACAGGGAATCGGCGGCAAAGGTGGCGGTGGTTCTGTAGGTGTAGCAGGTGTTGCAAATACTGGTGGCGGTGGAGCTGCATCAGGTGCTGGCCAAGCAGGTAAAGCAGGCGGCAGCGGCGTAGTCATAGTCAGATACTTGAAGGCGTAAGGGAGAAAAATGCCAAACAATTATGTTCTCTTAGAACGCACCGAACTCAACGCATCTGCAACTTCAGTCACATTTGCCAACATCCCACAAACGGGTTACACCGATTTGAAAATTGAGGTAAGTGGTAGAACATCAGGAACAGATAGCCCAGTAAAGATTGAATTTAATGGAGTCACTACTGGTTACTCTTGGCGCCGTATTTATGGTAATGGTTCTGCCGCATCATCTCTTTCTGGAACAGATGCCTATTCATTACACGTTGATACAAGTTCAATGACTGCTAATACATTTTCAAACTCAGAAATTTACATTCCTAATTATACATCCAGCAATCAAAAATCTTTTTCAGTGGAGACTGCCTTAGAAACAAATGCAACTGCTGGTGAATTGTTTATGCTTGCTTGTCTTTCAACTACAACTGCTGCAATCACATCAATCACATTGACGCATCTAAACACAACACTGGTCGCAGGCTCAACCTTCTCACTCTATGGCATAGCAGCCCTTGGCACTACACCTGCCATTGCGCCAAAGGCTTACGGTGGCAATGTCATTGCAACCGATGGCACTTACTGGTACCACGCATTTACTTCATCAGGTTCTTTTGTGCCGCAGGTTGGCTTGACTGCTGATGTGTTAGTCATTGCAGGCGGTGGTGGCGGTGGTGAACTTGGTGGTGGTGGTGGAGCAGGTGGCCTACTTGCTTATACATCTCAATCACTTGCCAATGGAACTAACTACTCTTGCACTATTGGTGCAGGAGGTGCAGGAACAAATAACACAGGTGGAACTTCAGGTGTAAGTGGCAACAGTTCCACTTTCCAAGGATTAACAGCAGCATCAGGCGGCGGTGGTGGTGGTCGTTATGACTCGGCTGGCTTAAATGGTGGTTCAGGCGGTGGCGCCGGACGTCAATATCTTATTGCTTCAACGGGAACTAGCGGCCAAGGAAATAATGGTGGTGTAGGAATTATTACTTATGCTTCATCAGCAGCAGGTGGTGGAGGCGCTGGTGCAGTTGGCGCTAATGCTACAAACCCAAATGGTGGTGCTGGTGGTATTGGTTCTAATACTTATTCATCTTGGGCAAGTGCAACCTCAACAGGTGTCAGTGGATACTACGCAGGTGGTGGCGGTGGTGGATCTATTGGTGCTACAGCAGGAGCAGGTGGAACTGGTGGCGGTGGAACTGGTTCTGTTGCAAGTGGATCATTTGGTTCAAATGGAACTGCAAACACCGGTGGCGGTGCAGGTGGTGGTTCAGGTGGAGGAAGTACTGGTGGTACAGGCGGTTCAGGAATTATTATTATTCGTTATCCAATAGCAAGTTAATAGGAGAAATAGAATGTCGCACTTTGCAGAGATAGATGAGAACAACATCGTACTACGTGTACTCGTAGGCGATAACAGCGAGCCAGATGAAGGCGAAGCCTTTATGAACTCACTCGGTGGTACCTGGGTTAAGACCAGTTACAACGGCAACATCAGAAAGAACTACGCAGGTATCGGTTATACCTACGATGCAACCCGCGATGCCTTCATTGCACCAAAGCCAGAGTGCCACCCAGATAAAGTGACATTCGACGAAGAGACTTGCACCTGGTCTTGTCCAGATGCCACACACATAATCATTATGGAGGAAAACAATGGCTGAAAAGAAGTTAGTAGTAGATGTAGCAAAGGGAACACACTCATACGTGGACCTAACCCCAGAAGAAATCGAACAGCGTGCAGTGGATGCACAGGCTGCTGCTATTGATAAGGCAGAGCGTGAGGCAGCAGAGCAGGCTAAGGCTGATGCCAAGTTAACAGCACAAGCAAAACTCCAGGCGCTGGGCCTATCTGGTGAAGAGATCTCGGCTATAATTTCCTAAGTTCTAATACTAGGAGAGTAAATGCGTTTCCACGTAATAAGCCTGCCACATACCCAGACAACTAAAGACTATGTCAACTGCGCCTATACCGAAAAGGTGAGGCGCTTTTGTATGATGATGAAGAGCCTAGGCCATACGGTCTATCTCTATGCTGGAGATCAGAATGAAGCGCCGGTTGATGAACTCATCACTTGCATCACTAAAGAACAGCAAGAAGAAGCACTCGGTGATAAACACTATACCGAAGCTGCATTTGATAATGGGCTACCTCATTGGCAGATCTTTAATCAGAACGCTATCTACGAACTAGGCAAGCGCCTGCAGAAAAAAGACTTTATCTGTCTTATTGGTGGTGCTTCACAGAAGCCTATCGCAGATGCTTATCCAGATTATATGAGCGTCGAGTTTGGCGTGGGCTACGGTGGAGTCTTTAGCAAGTACAGAGTCTTTGAGTCTTACGCTTGGATGCACAGCATCTATGCAATGTATAAAGATCCGACATCAGTAAATGGTAACTTCTATGATGCGGTAATACCTGGTTACTTAGAGCCAGAGATGTTCCCGCTACAAGAGAAAAAGGAAGACTACTACCTCTACGTAGGTCGTATGGTAGATCGCAAGGGCATCATCATTGCTCAGCAAGTCTGCAAAGAGCTAGGCGTAAAACTTATCTTAGCCGGTCCTGGTAAATCTAACATTGAATATGGTGAATGGGTAGGACCAGTAGGACCAGAGCAACGAGCAAAGTTAATGGGCGGTGCTATTGCCCTATTTGCTCCAACGCTTTACATAGAACCTTTTGGTAATGTGGTGATCGAGGCGCAAGCCTGCGGAACTCCAACAATTACCACAGACTGGGGAGCCTTCACAGAGACTAACCCCAATGGAGTTACTGGATACCGTTGCAGAAATGCAATGGAATTTGCAGCAGCAACAGAATGGGTCAAGGACTTAGACCCAGTAGCAATACATAAGAGAGCAGTAGCGTTGTATTCATTAGATGCTATTGCACCACAATACGAGCAATACTTTGCAAGACTGCTAACTCTATGGGGAGATGGCTGGTATGAAAGGAAATAATGCCAACACTAAATGATATGGTTGATGAGGTTCGCTCATCTCTAGCAGGTTACACCCTGCGTCAAGATAGAATCACATACCTAACATCTGCTATCAATACAACAGCAACGGCTATTCAGATTGGCTCATCTGCCAACCTAGCTAAAGGTATTATCGAAATTGATGATGAACTCATCTGGATTGATAACTTTAGCCAGACA